GCCCTTGCGGGCCCCGAGCGCAGTACAGCAGCTGCCCCCGGAAAGTTCTTCCGGGGATCGAGAGGTTTTATCCTCTCGAAACCGTAAGTTCTTCAGGCTGAGAGGAGGTTTCTAAATCTCTACTACGAAAAGTAGAGAGATTCCGATGGCATCTGGACCTGTTAGGTCCAAATGGTCATCATCGCGCACGGGTTATTTCGGACCTATATCCTTTAACGAGGGTATAACCGATAACACGTTCGCGATAGAACCTTTCCTCTCCGGAGTTCAGGTTACTGACTCCGAAAATCATCCCGGGTTCAAGTCCCGCAAACGCGGAACTTGGACCGGTGACTACGGTGGGAATTTTACTTCTTATAAGAAGTATTCGACCGGAGTTGGAAAACTTCGGTTGGAGAATTCCTACTGGGACAGTCCCCCTCCGTGGGGAGACGTCGTAGGAGCCTTTTATGAAGGCCCCTGGGCGCCGATCGCACCTGCTTTGATGGAATTTCCGACGCTGGGCTTCTCCTCTGAAGGGGAGTTGGCCAGCTTAGGAAATAAAGCCATCGGCAGATGCGCTCCGTCCAATGCCACCGCGGATCTAACCGTTATGATTGGTGAGCTCTTTAAAGATGGTATTCCACATCTTATAGGAGCCACCTTCAAGTCATGGTTGGGACAATCTGCTAAGCAACGACGAAAGTCGATTGCTCAGGAGCATCTCAACTATGAGTTCGGTTGGAAGCCACTTATGTCTGACCTTCGTAAACTTTCGAAGGCTCTCCTTCATGCTGAAGATTTGATTCGACAGTATGATCGAGATTCGGGCAAGGTGGTCCGCCGCCGGTATGAGTTCCCTGACCACGAGGAGACTACGGCACGTGTTATTAAAACCAACACGCGTCCGTGGACTAATCCCTCAGGTTCCGGTTTTGACCGGGACCGAGGAAACCCCGTGGTGGACAACAAGGTCATACTGGTGACGAAGGTTATTCGTCGCCAGTGGTTCAGTGGTGGCTTTTCTTACTACATTCCGCCCCGTGATTCTCATGGGACGGATTTGATAGCGAGAAATGTCATCCTTGCCAAGCGATTGCTTGGCTTGTCACTGACACCAGATACTATCTGGTCCTTGATGCCCTGGAGCTGGGCCATTGATTGGTTTTCCAATATAGGTACCAGTCTAGAAAACTGGTCCAATTGGGCAATCGACGGTCAGGTGTTGCTTTATGGGTATGTAATGGAGCATACTATTGCTTCCAATACCTATACGTGGGTTGGGCCCACCGGTTTTGCCGGTGATTCCATCCCACCGTCTGTCACCCTTTCCTGTGAAAGGAAAGTTCGACGACGAGCTTCACCGTACGGTTTTGGCATAGCTTGGGAACAGTTGTCTCCTAGGCAAATTGCCATTGCTACTTCGCTTGGGGTAACCCATAAGAAGTAGTAGCAGTTGTTAGTGCTAGCGTTACCAACGCCAATGGGGGCTTTAAGCCCCTAGGAGTGATGCCGATGTCGTTCACCGAACCGCTTTCCGTCACTGTCTCGGGTACCACCGTTCCCCTTCCGCGCACTAGCGTGGAGGAGGATTCGAGTGAGTACACGAGCGCTGACGGAGCCCTCCAGCTAATCGCCTCCCATGACTATGGGAAGCGGACTCGCCGGATGGTGCGGCTCGACTCCACGAAGATGTCTCCGGATCCGTTCCGACCTGCGGAAAATGTCGAATTGTCCATGTCATGTTACATGGTTTTCGACCTTCCGTCGGCCGGTTACACGAATGCGGAGGCCTTGGCTGTGTATCAGGGCTTCAAAGCCCTGATCTCAGCATCTTCGGACGCCCTGGTTTCGAAGCTCCTCGGAGGTGAGTCATAAAAGACCCCTCTGAAGGAGATGTTCGAGCCAATTCGTCTCATAGTAATAGCGGACGGTTTCCCTACCAAGGGAACCATCCCGCCCGACGTGTTGCCCGCCGGCATGTTGCTGGTGGCAGGCGTCGCGGCGATGAAGACCCACGAGTCAACTTTGGTACAAAAACCTTAGTTGGCGTTGTGGCTGTCGTCAATGCTTTTTACTTGATTGGAGATACCCTCATCAACAGCGGATGCTGAAGATGATGTGGTAGTGGCCATCGGCTATGGATCTGTACACCCTCCCATAGAAAGGAGGGGACAGTGAAAAGCCTGATGTCACTCTGGTCCTGTGCGGCAGATGATCTGGCCGCACGATGCTGCACTAGCGCCACTCGCGACATAAAAACTGTCGCGAGCCGGTTTGAACACGAGGGGTTGTCGTTTTTGGCGATAACCCTGGCGGACTTTGGAAAAGCTACCCAAAAGTGGCTTGACCAAGGCTTCGTCGTCCCTTCGGACGTTCCCGCTTTTAAGCGGGATCGTCTTACTGGTCTCCCTGTTTTTATGCAGGGTTTCCTTGGACGTGTGTTCAATCCTAATAGCGGTGTGCTACTGGACGATCCATGCATTGATGCAATACACGCTATACGTCGGCTAACGCTGATGTTTAGCAAGATTGCTCTGCCTGAGTCGCAAGACTCTGGCCGTGATTTCCGAAAGGTTGTCACTGCCAAACGCGAGCGATCAGCAATGCATTCTTTCGTTCAGTGTGAGCAGGAAGTTCGAGAATCCGACAGTTTGCTTGATCCCCAATTTCTTGAGGATTTCAAGCGTATGTCGAATATGCTTTTCGCAGATGTTTTTGCGAAAGTAGATAGAGATATCTACTGGGGTCGACTGATCCCAAAGCATGGTCCGGGCGCTGTCGCTGATCGTCTTACCAGCAATGGTAAGTACAATCAGCGTGCCTGGCCTCTTCGTCTGCAGAGATCATTCCCTGCAGACGAGTTCATGTTTTCCTCTCAGCGTGAATACGCTGAGCGGAAGCATGAGGTGAACTTCCTCGAACCCGGTGCGGAGATACCCGTGAGGGTTATCGCCGTACCTAAAACGCTCAAGACACCTAGAGTTATCGCAATCGAGCCTACGGCAATGCAATATTGCCAGCAAGCTCTAAAGCGGTCTCTCTTGGGTGCGTTGAAAGAGGATGACTTCCTCTCGCGCATCATCGGATTTGACGACCAGACGCCTAATCAGCGTATGGCTCGTTCCGGATCCCTCAGCGGGGATCTGGCCACACTCGACCTGAGTGAGGCTTCCGACCGTGTCTCGAATCAGCATGTACGTGCCCTATTCGAGGACTATCATCATTTGCATGATGCTGTCCAATCGTGTAGGTCACGAAAGGCTGATGTGCCTGGCTATGGCGTTTTACGCCTTGCCAAGTTCGCGTCGATGGGTTCAGCTCTCTGCTTTCCCGTGGAGGCCATGGTCTTTACGACCTTGATCTTTCTCGGGATCGAAAGAGAGCTTAGCTCTCCGCTATCCCGCCGTCAGCTTTCTAGGCTGTATGGCAGGAAGGTGCGTGTCTTTGGGGACGATTTGATCGTCCCCAGAGACCATGTGCTGTCCGTTGTCGACGAACTCAGTACTTTTGGGTACAGAGTTAACGCCGGCAAGTCTTTCTGGACCGGAAGGTTCAGAGAGTCTTGCGGACGGGAGTATTATGACGGCCATGACGTTAGCATTGTCAAGGTCCGTCAGGTACTTCCGACACAACGGCAGGACGCGAATGGGGTTATCTCGACTGTTGCACTTCGCAACCTGTTCTATCAGGATTGCGAATGGACAACGGCGAGATGGCTAGACCGTTATTTGGGAACACTGCTTTCGCATTTCCCAGATGTCGGTCCGGCATCCCCATTGCTGGGTCGTGTTACTTTCTTGCCGCTTGAAGACGTCTACTCCAGCCATGGTGTAGGCGCCGAACAGGCGATGCAAGACGTACACCTGCACAGCCCCCTAGTCAGGGGCTTTCGTGTGCAGTCTCGGCTACCGATCGATAAACTCGATGGTACCGGTGCCCTGCTCAAGTGTCTCCTGAGGGCGCGAGTCTTTACAGACTTCGCGCTCCCAATCAACACTGAGCCAGAGATGGCTCTGCCAAGTGTTGATACGGACCACTTGGAGCGTTCTGGACGCCCCGAGTCAGTCAGCATCAAACTCGGGTGGGCCTCGCCGTGGTAGGCGAGGGGGGTGTTAGCCCCGTGGGAGACAACAAGTCACCCAATCCCTTTGAGGAC